TTACGTCACCCTCTATACCATCTTCAGCGGGATGATTTGCAGTAGCCTTATCCTTAGAAGGTTTCTCTACTGGTTTTGCTTCTTCCCTAAAATCTTTAAACGTCTTCATTTGTGGCCTCGTCTTCTGGTTCTTCTGCTTCTGGAGCATCTTCTAACCCCATAGCTTGCATTTCTGGATCATTGAAAATCTGAGGAACGACTTCTGCTTTTCTTACGGCAAGCATGTCATCCGCCCTTTTATTCATCATCGCAAAGAACTCATCGTTAGCACCAGTAAGATCACCATCGGCCCACTTATCCATCATATTTCTGATAGCATCTTGGGGCGTAACCTCATCTGATACTTCTACTTCGACTGTTTCTCCATCACTCATTATTATCTCCTACTACATTATCTTCTGGTTGACTTGCTCCGATCTGTTGATCCATCAAAGCAATTTCATCATCTGTCAATCGCAACACATTTTTCTGAACGTATTCCTTACTGAACAACTGACCTACAAATGGTGCAACACTATTCAGTATTTCAACTCTACTCCTCAGAACTTCCTGTTCCTTTGACTCTGTATAGTAAGCATCAGAAGCAAACTTATACATGATGTCTTCTCTGATTTCAGGCCACTCTGTTTCAGTAATTACTCCTTTGAGTATCAACTGTGTCTTGAGCAAGTCATCAAAGACACCAGAGAACCTTTTTCTCAGTTTAGAAATGAACTTAGTAAACTTGAGTTCATCTCTTGTAATCTCAGCAGACCGACCAAAGTTCAGACCCGTCTGTTGTTCTAACCTAGAGACAGGAACGTTGAGTGATTGATATAGTTTCTTCTGAAAATAAACTACATCTTCAATCTCACCTAAGTTCTGGCCCCCAGGCAATGTTTGAATCTCTGTTCCTCTGCCACCTTCTTTCCGTGGTAACCAGAAGTCTTCAAGCATTGACATAAACTTCTTGTCATCACGGATTTCTCCAGTTTCAGAATCGTAAACTAACTTGTTACGATACCGATTCATAACATCTTTTAGATATTGTTCCGCCTTACCTGTAGGCAGATTACCAACATCTATATAAAAAATTCTTCTTTCTGGAGAACGGGTGATACGATAAATCACCACCGCATTTTCCATCATTCTAAGTTGGTTAGCGGGGCGTATCGCCTTGTGAAGGAAAGATAGTGGTATGTTTCTGTCCTGATCTACCAGACCAGAAGTGCAGTAACATACTGCGTCCTTACTAACCTTAATTGCCTTGTCGTTGACAACATCTGTTTTATACTGTTGACTACTTGTTAAAGCAATCCCTTTTTCATCAAAAACAAAATACTCATTTACATCTTTGACCAGAGTAACCTGAGTCTGTTTGTCTTTTTCTTTCTTTACTTCTCTGACCTTTCGGATTTTCCTTGGGTCAACGTATCGAATATCTTTTAGTCCATCTTTCGGACTATCCATATCAATAACTTTGTGGAAGTAAATCCTTCCGTCAATATACCACCGCCTAAAGTAATCTTGAGCCTTCGTATTGAAATCCAATATCGACAATACGTTATTGAACTCCTCTACCATTGTCTTTTTGACCGATGCAGATAACTTTACATTATCAAGGTCAAGGACAACAGGTTTCTCATCTTCCAGATTACTGATTGAGTCATTTACAACGTCCTCAATAGCAGCGTCAACATCTCCCATCATAGAGATGTCTCTGTATCTTTTAATCAACTGGCTCTCGTTATTAGCGGTTCCTTCTATATCAAAGTAGGTTCCGTAGTAACCACCAGCCTTAATCGACTCGAGCGATCCATCATCCGTAGGAGCGACAAAAGACTTCTCTCCTTTGGATGTTTTGGATCGCTTAATTTCGTATCCAAATAATTCCATAATTTATCCCACCACTGTGATTTAGGCTACATCGTAATGTGAGTATTGCCAAGTCACCGTGAATTCTTCAAAAATATCATTCTGTGCATAGTTCAATGCAATTTCAGACATCTGGATGGGGAACGCATTGCGTAAGGTGTAAACACCGCCAGGCAATACTTCATCGTTACGATCAAGGTGTTCCACAATGATGTCAGTTTGATAGTCACGGGGAGTGAGGATACCCTCATTCGTTTCCCGATCATTCAGTCCGTTCATCCAATCCTCAAACGGGCCTCGCAAACTGAATTCCGAGTCATTGACTATCGTGATTGTCCAAGGATCAAAAATCCTTTCGCCGGCCAACTTCACCTCACGACCCCTATACTGGATAATCGCTGGGTTTACGTTAGATGCCGGAAGTGCGGCGCCTGTTACGAGTAGACTGTAAGATGGGTCTGCGCCAGTCACGTAGCCGGGAAACGCAAGTTTCACACGGAACTGATTGGGGCGAGCACCACCGGCGCCCAGTCTAGCCTTAAATTCCTCAATGTTCATCTATCTTTTCTCCTGTCTGTATGTTATTTATCTACTCTATTAAGCGCCAAGTTCTTCAAACGAGATACCAGTTCTGGTAGCAATGAATGTAAGAGTGATGAAGTTGATAGACTTAGCAGGTTTAACAAATATGTCAGCCCTAAACTCGTTAGAGTCAATAACCTGTGGAGTATTATTCGTTTCGTCACAGACTACACGGAAGTCATAGATACCCCTACGTCCTTGAACATCACGCAAGAACGGTTCAACCAACGCAACAAATTGTGCCCTTGTGAACGCATCGTTGAACTCAAACAACTGGAATTTAGCAGCAGTTGCAATTGCCTTTTCAAGGACAATAAACAGACGGCGAACATTGATTCGATTAAATGCAGACGGTTTAGCGAGCAAAGTCTTGTCACCAAACAGAACTATACCAGCCCCAGGCGAGTTAATGACAGGGTTGACACCATTTTTGTAGAGGGTGTCCCTATCTGCTTTCCTCGGTGAGTAGGCAAGTTTGACTGCGTTTTTGATTACACCACGGTTGAAACCAGCGGGTGAGAACCAAGGATCATCCTGTCGGTCAGTGATAACACACGTTCCAGCAACATCACCATTCAACGGAACGTATACATATCTGTCAGTATACTTACAATACATATACTTCCATCCACTATCCATGACAGCGAAAGAAGATCGGGTCAATGAATCAACTTCATTGATTCCTGTGATTGTTGAAGCTTCTTGTCCCAAAGTTACCACGCCTGGGACAACACTAGAACTCTCTGGAGAGATAAACACAATGCAGTCCTTACGAACATCGCAAATATTGTCGGTGATATATTTTGCGATAGTCTTACCGTGGTTAGAGTTTAGAACCAGAGAGATGTCTACGAGTTCGTCATTTGCGAACAAGTCGTATCCTGTCTGAATGTCACCAGCATCTGGTGCATCATCTACACCACCAGACAATGAACGTGATTGTTCAGCATCTTGTGCGTCCATTGGATCATATGTGGTTCCACCAGAAGTGGAGGTGCCCCAGTTTGTTCCAGTATCGGGATGTCCTGCCCATCGAATCCAAGCAGACCCGTTGTTAATTTTATTAACGTAGTAGTTACTCTGGTTGACATCATCCTTAGCATCAGAAGCCTTGGATACGCCTTCGTATTTCTCAATGATTGTTCCGGCGGTGCCAGTGATCTCACCATCTTCGTCAATTACGATGATGTTAAGTTCGTCATCAGATGCACCGTTATTCGTTGCCCAATCACTAGTGCTTGGCGTTGCATCAAAGTCATCCGCATATGTCCACTTGGTGCTCTTTGTTGCAGTAGCAGCAAGAGCTCCTGTTCCGTTTGCTGTGATAGTTACGGTAGGTGTTCCAGTGTAACCAAAGCCTGGATGCGTAACAACGATAGCAGTTACGTTACCACCAGCAATAGTAGCAGTTGCAGTTGCCTGAACACCACCAGCAGAAGTTGCAAGATCGGGTGCAGAAATAGCAACCGTTGCAGAAGTTCTGTCACCAGCAGAATCAGTAGAGTCAAGTGCAATCGAGGCGATACTGGTATTCGTTGATGAGAACTTATCTGCCATCTCAACTTTTAAGGTGTTACCAAGGGTGCCTGGGAATCGTGCAACCCAAGGCCCGACAGCATCAAGAGCACCAGCAGAATAAGCTTCGTAACTATCCTCGTTCTTAATTAAGATAGCGGTTCCCTGTGACCCAGCATTTTTTGCGGTATCTTCATCTAAGGCTCTGACTACTAAGAGTTCAGAACCATAAGCAAGGAAGCTTGATGCGACCATGTGATCTAAAAACACTGATGTGGTTGGTTTACCAAACGTGTCTACTAATTCGTTTTCCGAGTCAATTGATACAATCTCTTGAACCGGCCCCCACTGAAAGTTTCCAACGATGCCGCCAATAGTGGTCGCTACTGCTGGGACTACGTTGGAAATGTCTTTTTCTTGGACTAAGACGCCAGGTGAAATCTGGAAAGCCATGTTGTTCTCCTTCGTATTTCGGTTTTATTACTAATAAATAGTTGTTCCTGAGAATTATTTATAAAAAATCTTTTCTCTCATCTGCCCACATCCAGTAGTCACCATCAATCACTTCTGCCTCCGGCTCAAGTCCATCATCTACGAACCCGAATGGAGTGAGGTTGGTTTGTATCGACCTCATCTCAGCATTATATAATCCTTCTCTGATATTAACATTTGTTAAATCTTTGAAGAATGTATTTGTAGACAACCACGCAAATAAAACCATACACATTGCGAGATCATCGTGATAACCTTCATCCGCAGAGAAAGAACCTCCCTTTTCTACGAATGTAGATAACTCATTAATACAATCAGCATCCCAAATTAAAAACTTTGTTTCTTCTACAAGACTTTTAAGTGCTAAACAACCCTGTCTCTTTACTGCTTTTGATGTCCGAACCCCCAATGTAGTTTGTTTACCAAAGCCCGGCGATACATACTGTTTATTTTTTTCTTGCACCGTGCTGAAGATGTTTTCATACTCCAGTTCTTGATGCAATATATCAACTACCTGTTGACCTATATCATTGTTCTCTATCAATACATAAGCATTATTGTAGTCCTTCGCAACACGAGCAATAAAATCTGGGTATAGAAGTGGAGAGACTTTATTATCTCTGAACTTACCAACTACCCTAAATGGCATCTCTGTTATATCCACTACAATAAAAGCAGAAAAATCACCGCCAACACCCCGTGAGGTATCGGATGTGATCACATAATATTTATCTTGTTGAGGTTCTTCATAAATGTCTAGTCCATCCTTCTTGTAAACGATCTCTTTGGATGACATCATTGACAGTGCTTTACCACTGATCAGTGTATTCGTTGACCCCAAGAACTCACACAAGACTTCCTGATTATACTTGATCTCACCTAGAAGTTTGAACTGTTCCTCTGCCCACGCATCATCACGGCCTGGAATCTCCGTGTAGTGGATGAACATATTTTCAAATCCATTGGTTCCCTTCTCTGCCTCATTCCAGAACTTCCAGAAATGATTGTATCCTAGTGGCGTAGATGTCAAAAGAATCTTTGTGGTTTCACCAGCAGAAATTGTAGGATATACAGATGCAAAGAACTCATCCGCAATGTTGTTTGGGATGATCGCCGCCTCATCAATATACAACCAGTTGACCGACTTACCACGAATACCAGATGTTGTAGTTGCAGAAGTGAATACTCGTGACCCATTCTCCAGATCAACGTCACCTTTGTTCCATGTCTTGACACCCTGTTGCATCCAGATAGGTAGATTCTCATACATGATCTGATATCTGTTCAGAACTTCACGAGCAGCTGCGGTCTTGTTTGCCATGATGGCAACCATCTTATTGTCTTGGAAGATAGTGTAGTGTAGAATACACGCAGCCGCAGTGACAGTTTTACCCTGCTGTCTGCCCTCCATCAGAATAGTCTTTCGATTATTCATAATGAAGTCTACTTTTCTTTTCTGACACTCATACAACTTGAATGGTTGTAGTCCAGCGTCAAGTGTTACTATCTGGCAATAGTTCTCAATAAAATAAATTGGGTCTTTTGCACACTTTACGAATTCTTCTAACTGTTTCTTTGTAAAGTCGTGTTGATATCCAACTGGTTTTAGGTTAGGATTGCCATGGTAAGAAGTATCAATCTGGTTCATGTTCTATTGTCTTTGATTCCTCATCACGAATTGCTTTCAAGATATCACTTGTGGTTCCTGCAAACACAACATTGTTTTGCGTTTGGATTCTGGGTTGAGTCTCACCCGTCTTATCGTCTATACGATGTTTTTTCTCTTGAACCTCCATCATATCTTTTGCCTGTTCACCCATCGTCTTGATGATCTGACCGGCAACCTCATAGGCACGAGGGTTGTCACTACTCATAGCAACATTCAAAATACCCTCTGCGGCCTGTTCACTGTATGACATGGCCTTTTCTAGGGTCTCTCTTGCCTTTTTGAAGTCTGTGTTTACATCATTCTTATCACTCAGCGCTGGCGGCTTCACGGGGTTTGACTCCGTTGGCATTGTTTTGAACGTTTTGTCCAGCGCATCAAATACTTTATTTCTACTCATTATTCATAAACCTGTTCAAATTCTTCTACGAACCTATATGGATCATCCTTGAATGGATTCGCTTTGAAGTCTGGTGGATTCTCAAATGTAACTGTAGGAGCAGTCACATATCCCGATCCAGCATCATCAATTACAATTTTAGTCACAACACCGTTTGTTGTCTCCGAGTGAGCTCTTGCGTTTCCATCTATAGTTATATTGGGTGGACTTGTATCAGTGTAACCTTCACCACCATAGGTTATGGCGATGCTCGTCAATGATCCCCCCGCCACAGTAGCGGTTCCTGTTGCAACCGTGGGTTGAATCTCAAACGTCTGTTTGATATACGGGCCTTGCAAGTCTGCGTTTTCGTAAGTCTGTGCGATAGACTTTCTGATAAAACCTTGATCTGCCACAAAACCGTAGTAGTTTAGTTTCATGGTAAACGTCATAGTCCATATGATACTTCTACGAGATGCAAAGTCACCTTCGTAATCATCTTCAAACGCAACACTATCCATGACAATCTTGATGTCTCGTTTGATTCCCAACTCAGGCAAATCGTTTACTGTCACACTGAAGTCTGGATTGAAGTATGGTAGAATCTGTTCTACAATCTGTAACGCATCCTCTTGGTTCTTTGCAAAGATATACAAACCCATTTGCATATCATATGGTGTAGATACAAAACCCTTTTTGAATGTATTTTCGGCTTGTCCAGAACCAACTGCAAGGTTTTTTTGGACAGGTGATATCTTTCTACTGGGGTCAAAATTAAATCCAAGTATCTCAAATCCCATTCTGGGCAGAGTGATTGCCACTTCTCCTCTGGTAGTGGCATCTGGTATCTGTGCAATCCTAGATAGGAACTTCTGTTTTGGCGAATACGCAAGGGGAACTCTAATCGACTGTGACAAATTACCAGACGAGTCCAAACGCCTGATATTGATCTGGTTGAAGATAGTCCCGAAAGCAATGATTGCTTTCTTTGTATGTTTGTGATAAAATTGTTGATTATTAAACATTATCTTAACTCACCAAATGGATTGATTTCCGTGAAGTCCACGATATCATCTTGAGCTTGGAACACATCAAAGTCTGCGTTGTCTGTATTCGCATTTGATTTCTGTGTTGCGTAACTCTCCAAGATAAGGGATGAACGATCTTCCAACTGCAACTTGTCTCCGTTCTCCAAAGTAAACTGGAATTGCAACATGTCCAAACTATTTGAATCTTCGATTGCGTCAAGGTCTGTGACACCAGTATCCAGAACTTCTGAACCGTAGTCAAACAACTCACAACGCAGTCTGAATACATAAATTTTTCCTAACTGGTAGAATGGATTCTGAAACTCTACCATTTTTATTTCAAAAACAGATTTAGTTTTGCTGAAGTATATCAGATCACCCTCAGCAGGCCTAGCATCCAATTGGAATGTTCCGCCAGACGTATCGACAACTTCTTCCCATCTCCTCTTAGACAAGACAAAAGTTGCTTGATCTCTAATCTCTATACCAAACTTGGTGAATAAATCTCCTTCACCTTCATAACCGTCTACATTTTCCAGATACATCTCTACTGGATAGGCTTGCGTAAACTTTGACAAAGCATCTTCGTCAAAGATAGTATCTCTGTTCACAATAGTTCTTGGAAGATAGAACACATCGTGTCCATATATCTTCAGACTTTCTATAACCAAATCTTCAACTAGTCGTTGTTCATTGGTTGTGCCAGAGGTTAGGCCTGATTGGAAGTAGACGTTGGTTGCCATCTTATCCTACCATCAAAGTTGGGGGCAGTTCATATTTCAATTGCATTTCTTCTTCGATCTGCTGAATCTCTGCTATTGCCTCCTGATAAATCTGATCTCCGTTCAGTGTTACTCCGCCTGGCATCTGGATGCCGGCAAACTTTTTCAAGTTCTCTCCCCACTGTCTCTTGATCAAAGCAGTAGCATACCTTTTCAAGAACATGTCATCATACACCTCAGTATATGTGGAGGGGTCTAGTATAGCATAAGCTTCTGCGACAACATAATCATCTATGTCGTATGTCTCTCCAAGGTCTGCATCTATGTGTAGTTTGTTAGTCTTTCTATTCCACCGAATCTGTCTTTCATTTCGGAACATCTGTTCCAATGTAGTCATGTGCGTTTTTGTCATCGCATAGTATGTGATGTCAGCAGAGAGTAGGTTGTATAGATCGTTCAGTGCAAACTGATAGTCTACATCGAATAGACCATCCGACTTAGAACCGACAATCGCACCAAACTTAAACACCCTCACAATGGTGAGAATGTTGTTACTGACAGTAATGAATCCGTTCTCTATATCGCCCTTCGATATACTCTGAATAGTAGCAGTTGTCCCTGAGTCTGCCCCAGTAATTGTTTCGTTTGCCTCAAACGGTGCGGCGGTTGAGGTCTTTTCGTAGACCACAGAGGTTCCAGAACTACTTTTATGAACTGTTGCTTTCGCTCCAGATGTCCCACCAGTAATGGTCTCTCCTGCTGTGAATGTTGCACTGCCGGTAAGAGTCAGAGTAGAACCAGTTAATTTGTGTTTAACGTATGTTCTTTCTGTGCCATCGAAATGATATTCATTCCAGTGTTGGAGGGCATCGTCAATACGATCTGAAACTTGGTCATCATCAACATTGACTTCGATGACAGGTGCGCCCAATCTTCGTAGACAATAATCAATGAGTTCCTGTCTTGTTGACAAAGCCATGTTAGAACTCCCAAAAAAGGTTTATAGTGCCATTATTTATAATGTTTAGGATTGGTCGTAAGCGTATAGCAAGGCCTTGAGTGCGTCTATCTCCTGTTTTACAAAGGCAGTAGTGGCTATTTGAGTAGTATTTGTGCCTGTTGAGGCGGTTGGAGCGGTAGGTGTTCCCGTCAAAGCAGCGCTTGCGAGTGGTGCTTTGGTTGCGATATTGTTGGTAACAGTAGTTGAAAAGTTTTCATCGTCACCCAAAGCAGCTGCAAGTTCGTTCAAAGTATTTAATGTCCCAGGCGCCGAATCAACAAGGTTCGCAGTTGCTGTTTCAACAAAGGCAGTAGTAGCAATTTGGGTAGTGTTTGTTCCAGCTGTTGCGGTGGGAGCAGTGGGTGTCCCTGTCAGAGCCGCACTAGTAAACATAGTGGCTTTACTTTCATTTGTCACATTACTCACAGAACTAGCAAGAGCATAGGTCTGCAAGT